GAGGGTTTTAAGAGGCTACATCCACTTTGTGGTTATCTCTTTGGTGTCTATGAGAGCATTGAAAAGGGAACAATTTTTACTATTTGGTGTGTTCCCCGGATATTCCTCCATTGGTGGGCTTCCACCCAGAGAAAAGATGTTGGCGTTCTCCTTCACATGCTATGGAATATTGCATGTGCTTATGGTGAAGCTGGAGAAAATGCTCCTCATCTCAGTATTTACTTTTTACTTTTATTTGGAATTGTCGCTTTTCTTGGAACGTTTGGTGTCTTAAAGCAGTTTGAATTTGAAGAATTGAAAGAGATTCAGAAGAAAATTGAAGCTGCCCGCATGAAGTTGTCTGTCGGTTATGATACCAGATATTGTGAAGCACAAAATAGAATTCGACCTTCTTGTATTAGCGATTGGAGATTGTGTCTCGCTAAAGCTGAGGAATTGGTGGATAACGAAATTTCTACCATCTTTAGCATTAATCTCGAGATTCAGTCACTGATCTCTGGTCGGCCTGGCGAGTTCCATACTGTCTATCATAGAGTTGTTGGCGTTGAGTACCACAACTCAGATTTTTGGTTTGGACTGTTGACTACTATCCAAAATCTTGACTTTGATGCAATTCCTGATTACCATGAATTTTTAGAAAATGTTCGTTTGAACATGGCTGAGTACATGGTTCCTGATGAAGGGGATTTTCAACCTTCATCTGAAATTGTTAGAGATCTTCAATCCTATTTTAGGGAAGATGAAGAGCCTGTTTGGAGCGTTATTTGGGATACACTTCATGAATCTGAAAATGGTTCTAGTGTGGCCATTTCCGAATATTCGGCACCTTATCTTCCAGAAGGGGAAATCATCACTGATGGAGAAACTATTGTTCCTCTAGCTATGCCCGATACTCTGTTCGGTTCTCCTATTATTGATGGAGATATCACAGCAGAAACTTTTGCCAATTTCCCCTTTGGTCTACGCTTTCCAGCATTGGAAAGATATGGACTACAAATACGATCAAGACTTGACTGGAGCATGTTCGAACCAGCGTCAGATTATGAAGATGGAGACGTCCCTGACTTTATGCGGGATGTGTCCTATTCGTGTATGCTGGATCTTGGTGAGAGAGCTTCTGGAAGTGATATTGAGACTGATATTACTTGGTTTCTGAATAACTTCCCAGAGTATGTTCCCTGGTATGTTGCTGACAGTTTTCGCGATATGTGGAGAATCTACAAAGAACGAGACTGTGATATTCTGACCGCAGAGCTATTTGTTTTGCGTATGACAACGTACTTGATCCTTAAGACAGTCAAGAAGCAGTGGAGTGGCTGCCGAAACATGACTTTCGAGAGACTTTTCTTTCGTCAGTTAAGTTACCACTCTTAGACGC